TTGTCATATATGTGGCCAAATGGTACATATGTAAATTTACAGGGTATGGAAGTTGATCTTTCCTCAGGTAGTGTTTTGGAATTTGATTTGCCATGGCCTGGAGTAGAAAGTTATGGCTCTCTCCAGTCTACTTCCATATCAGGCATTAGTGAACAATATGATGACATATGGTCAGTACAGCTGGAAGCACATTTTTCAGCTTCTTTATCAACAGCCTCTAGTGTTATCCCGTATACTATTTACGTGGCTCTGACTGAGGTAGAGGCTTGCGTACCATTATGGCATAATTCACCTGGAGAAGCTATCGTGTCTCAGATGGAAGGGCAAGAAATAGTGGTTGCAGAACCATACTCATTGTCTACTACAATGGTATCTGGAGTGATGGCAGCCACAGCTTTGGGGCTTCCAATATTGTCACACATTTCCAATGCAGTAGCTTCATTTACTTCGTCTGTAAAGGCAGTTGATGGAACTGTGGGAGCTGCTAGGACCGTGATGGAATATGCACAAAGGTCTAGAGGAGGTCCTGGAAAAGCAAAAGAAGGGACTCCTGGAGTTGGAGATGCACCAATCGGAGTCGTACCCCCGTTTACAGGACCTGAACCAAGAAGGTCATTTTATTTAGGGTCTTCACCAAGTCCATCATATATTGATCCTAAGTTTTTGATGGACGATGAAGTGAGACACTCCATGCAAAAGATGTTGCAAAGACCATTTTTATCAAGTAGATCTACTACGCCTATGGTAGTAGGAGACAGCTTCCATTTTCATGTTCAACCGTGGCATCAATTGTCATCAACATATTTTGATTACATGGCTCTGTTTTCTCGGATGACAAGGTTTTGGAGAGGATCAATAAAGTATTGTTTAAGAATTTATTGCTCACCACTCACAACTTGGAGTATTAAATTGTCACTGCAAATGGACACTAGGGCGAGTTCTTCAGGTTCACACTATCCTTATTTCATAAATAAAGTGTTGGAAGGCAGGGGGACTACAGCAACTAAGTTCTTAGTACCTTTCTTGTCCACAACGTCATGGAATTCAACTACTACTTCCTTGTTTGACAATCTTGACACAGGAGTTTTTAGTGCTGTTCCTAAAGTTACTGTAGAAGTCTTGAGCATTTCTGATGGAGGAGATAATACTCCCTCTGTGTTTATGACTTTGTGGCGTAGTGCTGCTGAGGACTTCATGTTCGCTGGCGTAAGGTCTATCTTAGCTGATTACGAGGCTGCACCTGAAGCAGACGAAAAACGTGATAATTCCAGGAATCCAGGTCCATGGAAGCAAAAGAAGAAAGTGGTGTCACAAATGATGGGAGATGAATTTAGGGATGTTTTCCCTTGTTTTCCTGGTTTGAAGGCTCCTAGATTACTTGGGGTTATACCCAGGGATGATGTAATCATTGACGTTGAGGAATTAATGGAACAATCTAATTCTATCGACAAGAATCACGTAGCCAAGGGAACTAGCTCAGCGTATAGTACAGTGTTAAGTGGTCCTTATTATTCTGCTGGAGTATTATACTATTTTGATAATATGAATATTTTGAGTCAAATGTTTCTGTGGAATAGAGGTTCAGTTAAGTTGAGAGCTATGGGTATTTCTACTG